AAATTTAAATGCATCTGAAGAGACTTCCGATGGAACAACCGAAAATTTAAATGCATCTGAAGAGACTTCCGATGGAACAACAGAAAATTTAAATGCATCTGAAGAGACTTCCGGTGGAACAACAGAAAATTTAAATGCATCTGAATAATGATTTAATTGATATTTAATCCTTTATTAAAAAATAATTTATTTTATATTTAAAATATAAAATAAATAATAGTTTGATATAAAAATTTTAGTTGGAGTAGGCAAGACCTCCCATACCACTCATAATTCTCAATACATTATAGTTTGTAGCGTATACTTTAACTTTGGCAGAGACATTCTTAGTATTTCCGTTTGCATCTACATCTTCAAATGTATTTTGTGATAAGGTTAAGTTCAATGAAACATTATCGATTCTTGACATATTGCATGTTCCAGATGGTTGGTGTTCTTCAGGTTTTAATCCAAATGAATACACATTTATTCCTAAAGCTGGAACATTGGTATGATGTTGATATGGTTGAACATAGTTAAAATAACTACCCTCTCGTTCAGCAAATCTATCATGTCCATTTAATTGTAATTTAGCTTTTTCAGTTGGATTATTACCAACTACATCGACTCTACCTAATAAATCTTCTCCTATAATAGTATTTCCAACTTCATTTAAAGTGCCTAATTCTGTAGGTTCAAACATACCTAATTCATTATCAACAGTATTAACTGGTATATTTGTTCCTAAATTAGAATCAATTAAACCTCCACCTAATTCATCTTGCGTATTTCCTGTTAAAAATGTATTGTCTACAATGTCTGAGAAATTACTCCATTGATTTCTATCTTCGTTTTTCTTTGAGTGAACAACCCAAACAAGTTCTTTAACTGGATGATTAAAATTGAGTTTTATTTTAGTGTTTCTTGATGATACTGTTTCATCACCAGTATGTTGTAATTGTTCTATTAAATACTCATGTGAAACTTGGGCAAATCTACGTCTTTCATCAGTATCTAAGTATATGTAGTCTACCCACAAACTTGCTGATTGCATAGGAACGGGTTCACCAGAATTAGGAACTGCGGGCCAATTGCCATTTCTTGAGTCATTACCTCTTGGCTTACTTAAAGTCAAATTAGACCAAGAATCAAATTCTAAGTTAATTTTAACTTCATGATATTGAAGTGCAATTAATGGTAAAGCTAATCCAGGATTTTTGCAAAACCAAAACTGAAGTGGAATATATAAAGTTGTTGATTGTTTGCTTTGTTCTCCTTGAACTGGATAAACTAAAGCTGGAGCATTTCCTACCATTCTAGCATATCCAGATTGTAAACCAGGTTGTTGTGATAATTCATTCCATATATGTAACCAATCTCCATAATGTTTATCTATACGTTGTCCTCCAATTTCTACTTCTGCTGATTTAATTAATTTATGACCGACCCAATTTATCCAATGAAAATCTCTATTTTCTTCATTAACGGCAATTTCAGGTAATTGAACCTGTAAATAAACTCTATGAATTAAATCACCATTTCTTGAAATAGTACATGTCACCTTTCTGCCCCAATCTGGAGTTCCATTAAATGTTTGTTCAATTGATTCCATGGAAAAATTTGTGTGTCTTCTATATACAACTTTGAAGAAAGTTATTTGAGGATTACCTGTAAGATATATATCTTGAGCGCCATAGGCTACTAATTGCATTAAACCACCACCCATTTATAATTATAATATATAAACAGAAAATAATTTTTCAAAAACGCAAATAATTCTAAATAATATAATTTTTAAATATATATTATTAATATAGTATCAATATTGCTTATGTTACTAATTTAAGGTTATTTTTAATAAATATTTCAATATAATTATCCATACTTATGTTATCATCTATATTATTTTTTGATTTTATAAATTCAAATTTATTATTATACGATTTAACTGTCCATCCATCTAATACTGCGTTATATATAAAAAACATTTTATATAGGTCATTAGTAGTAATATTATTAACCATTTAATATTATATTATTATATTAATCATAATTTTATTTTACGAATATTATTTAAAGAATATTTTTAAATAATATATTATGAAATCATTTAAAGTTAATATTACAATTGATGATGATTTAAATAAAAATTTAAAAAAGTTTAAAACTGAAAAGCAGGAATTACCAAAGTTGAAAAAAAAATTAGAAAAAATGCATACACAGTATAATATTTATGTAAAATCTTTATCTAAACAATTTTCAGATAAAATTCTAGAAGACAAATTAGTTTTAGAAGAAAATATAGAAAATTTAAAAAAAAAAATAAGTGATATAGAAAATAATGTAAATATAAATAATTATTTATTAAAAAATAACCACGCTTTATATAATTATTATGATAATTCTAAGGAACAATTTAAAAATTCAGATCCTGGGTCAATATTAAAATATTTCAACTGTAATAAAAAACAAATAAGTGAAAAATATAATAAATCTAATATTTTAAACAAATATTTTAATAAAATAGACAATGATAATTTAACATCTAATATTTATGAAATTTGTGAAATCTGTAATGTAGAAAAAACTTTATATGAAAATGATGGGACTATCGTTTGTGGAAACTGTGGAATTCAGAAAACTGTAATATTTGATATAGATAGACCATCATTCAAAGAACCACCTAAAGAAATTAGTTATTTTGCTTACAAAAGAATAAATCATTTTAACGAATGGTTAGCACAATTACAAGCAAAAGAAAGCACTGATATACCTAAAGAAATTTATGAATTAATAAAAAAAGAATTACAAAAAGAAAAATATTTAGATATTACTAATCTAAAAGTCACTAAATTAAGAGATATATTAAAAAAATTAGGATATAATAAATTTTATGAACATGTTCCTCATATAATTAATAGATTAAGTGGTATTTCTCCCCCAGTTATTCATAGAGATATTGAAATTAAACTAAGATTGATGTTTAAACAAATTCAAGAACCTTGGATAAGACATTGTCCTAATAATAGAAGTAATTTTCTTTCTTATTCTTATGTTTTATATAAATTTTTACAATTATTAGAAATTGATGAGTTATTGAAAGAATTCAATTTATTAAAATCTAGAGAAAAATTAGCAGAACAAGATAAATTATGGAAATTAATTTGTAAAGATTTAAAATGGGAATTTATAAAAACAATTTAATTTAATTTATTTTTTTTAAATTAAAATGTTTAAGCTAATTTAGGAAATCCACTGAGATTTGCACCTATACCAAATCCAGTACCTTGTCTTGCTGCTCCACTTATGCTTGGGGCATACATATCTAATACAGCAAAAGTAGCAGCAGCGGTTATAGCTATCATTGCTACTTCTTCTAAATTCATTTTTCTTTTAGGGATATAATAGGCAGCGATTGCAACAGCCCCTCCTTCAATTAAATATTTAACAGCTCTTTTTAAAACTTCTTGAATATCAAATGCGGATTGCAATTCTGTTATTTCTCTCTGAACTCTTTCCATTTATATATTATAAATAGAAAATTATTTTATATATTTTTTACTTAAAGATTTATTAATTTAAATATTTATAATGACTTTAGAAAAAGATTTTTTAGAAAATGACCCCCCGATCAGAGGACAAAATTACGTATGTTTATCATTTGTATCTCCTGATAAAATTTTAGAAAATAAAAATTTGTTTTTAGTAAAAAAATATTTAGAAGATTTGGTTAGTGAAAAAAATATTAATCTAGATAAAGAATATTTAGATAATATCGCTGATAAATACGAAGATTTTTTATATAATAACAGAGAAAGATATTCTAGAGAATTTGATGAAAAAAATGATTTTAATACATCTGTAAGAGGTGTTAAAGTTAGAGGTGTATATGATACGATTCAAGAAGCAGAAACAAGAGCTAAACAATTTCAATCTATGGATAAATATTTTAATGTTTTTGTAGGACAAGTGGGATATTGGCTTCCTTGGGACCCTAATCCTGATAGTATAGAAAATCAAGAATATGGAGAAAAAGACCTAAATGAACTGGTTAAGAAATATCAAGAAAATAAAGATGCAAAGGATAAACATTTTAGAGAAAATGTTGATCATGTAAAAAATGAGGCTCAAAAAAAAATAGAAACATCTAATGAAAATGAAAATGAAAATGAAAATTCTATAGAAAAAACATTAAATGAAAAAGATCCATGGCTTAAACAAAAAGAAAATCAATCTGAATAGATTACAATGGAAAAACTCTATCTGTTTTATTAATTTCATTTTTATCGACAATATATTTTTTAAATATAGAACTTTTTATTTGTTCTGAAGGAATACATCTAAATGCTTTTTTAACACCATAGACATAATCATTAAACGTTATATTATCTATTTCATCAATTTCGTAATTTATCCATTTTTTAATCAAATTATATAATCTGCCTTTTTTAGGAAAATTATCTATATTAATTAAATTTCTAGATAATATATATAAATCTAAAGAAGAATTATAATTTTCACTGTATTTACCCTTATTATTAATTCTATTATTATAGTATTGCCCAAAAGCGTCTCCATTAACTGAAAAACAGTAATTATTTGATTTAAAATTATTAAAATTATATGAGGCTCTTCCCCAATCTATTATTTTAATAATTTTATTATATGTAGGAACTTTATAATATATGTTATTATATTTATAATATAAATATTCGTTTTTAGTATAATTACACATTATATTAGATAGATGTAGGTCATTATGATGTAAGTTAAAATATTTTTGCATAATAGATAATGCACATATAATTTGAAATAAATATGAAGTCCATTCTTCTTCAGGTATATATAATTTAGTTTCTATATAATCATATAAATCAATTTTTAATTTTTCTAAGTAAATTAGTATACATGGTAAATTTTTTTTTTCTAAATAATATTTGTTTTGATTTTTAAAAACTTTAATATTTTTTTTTTCTAAAATATCTAGATTAATATCTAACCATTCTTTAGAAATTTCAAAAGTAAATTTATTCATTTCAACATAGTTAGATCCATAAAATAAAGAAAAATGTGGGGATATATTCTTTTCAACTAATTTTGATGTTATATACGAACAAAATAATTCTATATTTGCAGAACTATCTTTACTATTTAAATAGTCCATTACAATACTTTTCTTAAAAGTATAATTATAATTTTCTAAATCTAGTAGATCTATATTTAATAATTGTAAATTGAATAGTGGTGATTCTTTTATAAAAATAGTTTTATATTTATATTTTGTTTTGGATTTAATTACACATTTATAAATACTACCATTGATATTAATATTTTTTTTTTTTTTAATAATTTTAATTATTGAATTCTCATTATTTAATGTTTTATAAGTTAGATTATTTTCTGAAAAAAGTTTTAATATGCAATTATAATTTGATATTTTATTTACAGGTAGTTTTTTTTTAATCTTTGTTAAACTAAGATTTTTATTAATAGGTTTAAGTCCTAAATAATTATATATTTCAGTCATTTAAATAAATAAATTAATTTATTTATTTGTTTAAACCTATCTATAATATATATTGTAATGCAAAACTCAGAATATTTAGAAAAAAAAGCTATATCAATAAATAATTATTTATATTCAAATATAAATCTAGATATTTTTGTAGGTAATACTATAGGTAATAGATGTCATATGCAAGATTTTTATTATATTGATGAATATAAAGAATTAATTATTATATCTTTAGCTGATGGACATGGTGGAAGTGATATTTCAAATAACTTAAGTAAAAATTTAAATATATTATATGATATAGTTTTATTATTCGACGATAAATTGGTATCTAAAAAAATATTTGAAAAAAAAATAAATAAATTTTTTTTATATTTAGATAATAAGTTTAAAAAATTTAAAAATCAAGGTAGCACATTGTCTATTGTAATTTTATCAACAAAATATATTTATCATATAAATTTGGGTGATTCAAACATGGTATATGTAAAAAATAATAGTATAATACATAATAGTATAATACATAGACCTAATAATAAAAGTGAGTCCTTAAGAATAAAAAAATCATATGATATAACTAATAATAGAATAGATAGTTCTTTATCTTTTTCCAGATCTATAGGTGATTATAAATATAAAATTTATAATGATAAATATGATGGAATCTTGTCTGCTATATCAGTCATACCTTCTATAAATTATTTTAATAGATTATCTGATTCCTATATAATATTTTCAACTGATGGATTTCATGATTTTATTGATATAAATAATGTTATAAATATATTAAATAAACATACTATTGATAATCAAATTATAAATAAATTAATCAATTATACAATTCAAAAAGGTAGTAATGATAATATAACACTTATAATTATTAAAATTAAATAAAATCTCATTTAAATATTATAGACAGAAAACCTATAAAATTATAGTTAAAATTGTGTTTTGCGTCAAGGTAGTATGATTTAAAATATACTTAATATTAATATGTCTTCATTAGATTTAAAAAAATTCGATATGAATATGATTTCTGATGATAAAGTAGTTGTTCTTATAGGTAAACGTGAAACAGGAAAAAGTTTTCTTGTTAAAGATTTACTTTATTATCATAAAAATGTTCCTGTTGGAACAGTTATATCTGGAACTGAGGGTGCAAACGCGTTCTACTCTAAAATAATGCCAAGTATATTTATTCACGGTGAATACAAACCTGAAATTATTTCAAATGTTTTAAAAAGACAAAAAAAAGTTGTCTCAAGTATTAATAAAGAAGTAGAAGAAACTGGAAACTCTAATATTGACCCAAGAGCTTTTCTTATATTAGATGATTGTTTATATGATAAATCTTGGGTTAATAATAAAAATATTCGCTCACTCTTTATGAATGGTAGACATTATAAAATAATGTTTTTAATAACAATGCAATATGCATTAGGTATTCCACCTAATTTAAGAACAAATATTGATTTTGTTTTTTTACTCAGAGAAAATTATATGTCTAATAGAAAAAGACTATATGAACAATATGCCGGAATGTTTCCATCATTTGATTTTTTTTGTCAAGTTATGGATCAATGCACCGAAGATTTTGAATGTTTAGTTATAAATAATAATGCTAAAAGTAATAAATTAGAAGACCAGGTCTTTTGGTATAAAGCGGACCCTCATGATGATTTTCAGATAGGTGCAAGTGAATTTTGGCAATATCATAGTCAAAATTATAATCCAAATTTTGATAATGATGAAAATGAAATTTCACTCAGCGAAATCAGAGCTAAAAAAGGACCTATTATAAACGTAAAAAAACAATATTAAAATTCAGGACTACCCGTTAAAATTTCTTGAACATTAACATCAAAAGTTTTTATATAATTATTAAGATAAAGTAATATTAATGAATATAGTATAATTCTAAAATATGTTTTAATATAATATGACTTATCATAAACAGTTTTATTAATATTATTAGTAATATAAATATATAAGGTAATTGTCAAACAAAGAACATTTGCCAATATAATTGATTTATACATAATATATATATATATATATATATATATATATTATTAATAAACAAACACACT